TGCCACTCCGAACCACTGCCAATTACACCACAAGTCAATAGTGAGATTAGGTCTATATCAGTATCTAGAACAGTAATATTCCCATCAACAGTAGAAACTTGTCTTTGATAACCAATTATATTTCTTGTACCCATTTCTTTAACTACTGTAGGATTTAAATTTCCGTTAATAGTTACTGATTGAACTCTATCAATTTCATTGGCAAGTATCTTTACATCAACATCCTTACCACGAATAGCAGCAGGTTGAACTGTGTCTGAAACATCTGCCCAAGCTGAACTGGCATTTGAATGGTATACGGCAAGACATTGACTTGTTCTGCTGTCTCCTGTTGTCAAAGTAGTACCAGAAATCTTATATTCTCCAGTACCAGGAGTACCAGTAACTTCTGCTAGATATTTTCCATCAAGAACAACAGATAAAGCTAAATTACCATTATTCAAAGCAATTGGGGTCTCAGAAAGAGTAAATGAGGTGGTGCCTGAAACAAACTTATCAACCACAACATCATACTTCAGCCATCTTTTCTCAGAGCCAATTGCTGTATAGTCTTCTGTAGATTCACCGTCCACATTATAAGTGAAGGTAAAATCTCTGATCTGCAAACGTCTTCCGTGCCCAGATTTAACATAAGTAGCAACATCAGGATCCTTTACATATAAAATAGAATCTATTTCACCAAGATCTGAAATATCTACACCAGCGCCCGGATAGGCATCTGGATTTTGTCCTGTTAGTGCAGCAAAAATCTTAATACCAACATCGAAAGCTGAGAAAGTCAATGTAATGTTGGGAGTGTCTTTGACCTGCCCAACGTGCAAGGGGTTTCCTAACTCATCAACATCAGTAACAGGAATATCTGTGTTAAATGTCAATCTTTGGACACGTGACGCTAGAAAAACATCCCTAGGGCCTACAACTTGTAATTGTAGCTCTTTACTAGGAATTGCCAAACGTTTTGTCATTATTAATTATCCTCCATATTAGAGTATATCATTTGTAGCTAAAATACTAATCGTTGATCTATAATACATTTTACTTACTAACTCTGGTTCTATTCTAACTACTTTTAATCTTCTTTTTAAAATATTTAAATGCCCTATTGCTACGCTTGAGGGAATTTCTATGTCATAATCATAAATTGTAATCCCGTCTTTTAGAGCATCTAGAATTTCATAAGCAAATTCATTTCTTTGTGCTTTATTTTTGGCAAATACATCTATATACCAAGTTCTAAATCTTGCACCAGAACGATTTCCTAATTCATTATTCTCAATATCTATTATATCAGGTTCAACAGATATTGAGGGAATAGTTAGGGGTTTGTCTGGAAAACCATCCTCTATTTTTATAAAATCATGGCCAGAAAATAAATCAACTAACCAATAATAAATGCTCAAGTCTTCTTTTCTAATAATTTTCATTAGTAACCAGCTTCTATCTCACCAAGCGTTCTTGAAACCAATACTAAACTAATTCTTGTACGAATCCCGGCCGGAGCAGTGACCTCTACTCTACCTTCTGAGGTTATATTTAAGTTAGACAAATCTCCTGCCTGAACTGCCCTAATAACTTCTTCTAATCTTTCTGGATCTGCTCTTTCCTCATAACTTTTAATCCTTTCCAGTGCTTTCTTAATGATAGACTCCTCATTTAATTCCTTCAGTAGTTTTGTTATTCTTTCAAGAATCTCCAAATACGAGGCAATTAATGTTCTTATGTTGTCTATATTTATATTTATATTTTCAACATCTTTCTTTCCCTTACCCCCGCTGCTGGAAAGTAATTCTTCTATTTTCAAAATAGTCTTTGTTGTAAAATTGGTGGGGAAGTTAGTAGGATAAGCATCTCCTCCTTTATTCGAGAGGAGATCAACAGTACCTTTATCCAGGATTTCCCAGAACGGTGCTATTTTTCCACTATTTTCCATCCTCATCTGCATTGTCTTCCAATACTTTCCAATAGCTTCTTTAGTTCTTTGAGCAGATGACTTTGCTTTTCTCTTGCTGCCCTCTTTTTGTTTTCTAGCCTTAACTGATTTTCCCTCTCTTGCTGGGCCATATAACTTTTCTTGCCAAAAATGATTTGTTAATTCATGAAAATCTGTTATCCTCAGGTCTGCTCTTGTTTTTTCTATTCCCCTAGCATAATCCCTCAAAGAACCAGCTACTTCATTTAGATTTATTCCTACAAAGAAATTTCCTCCAGATAATATATCTATTTTTATAGTATCTGGATGAAATGCCGCCGCAAATAACCTTGTTCTAAAGAACTCGTCATCAAACTCTCTGTTTACTTTAATGGCCACCTGTATTTCAGACCATAAAATTTCATGACATTTTTTTAATATCTCATCAGATATTTTATTAATTGGCCCCCCACCTGCGGCTCCTCCTTCTTTTTCTATTTTATCTAATAATCTCTCTAACTCTCTTATTTTTACACGTACTTTTCTCTCTAGAAGTATAACTCTTTGTATAACTATGGAAACCTCTTCTGAGCTTGCCTCTAGTTTATTTAACTCTGTATAGATTCCCTCAAATTCTTCTTTCATCTTTGTTACTTAATCTGGAATTGAAAATTCTATATACTTTATTGCGTTTTTTAATATATCTATGTTTTCTTTAAAAAGTGCAATGCCACTATTACATTTATAACAAAGTAATCCTCTTATTTTTCCGGTTTTGTGGTCATGGTCTACAAAAGGAGTACCCGTCTCTCTTTACTATCTATAATTTTAATCCCTTCTATTCGATGATGTATTCAATCTCCCCAAATATTTGTCTTACAACGGCTCTGGTATAATTATTAACCTCATCTAGAATAAACTTTCTTATTTCAGGATAGTTTTTATTATCTTGGCCCAGCGCTTCCTCGAACTTCTGTAGCAAAATGGCCTGGAGTCTTTTGTTCTTTCTTCCTATATATTTTACTACATCTAGGACATTGAGTTCACTAATTACCCTATTTTGTTCCATTTTAACTCCTTTCAATCCTCTTTCTCAGACTCTATCAAATCCAGAATAACCCTATTTAGTTCTGGAACTCCCCTGAACTCTTTCCGCTTTATTTCTAATCTTTTATCATCCACAACTACATAAGATGTAATATCAAGAACTGTTATATTTTCTGGCGTGTATTCTAATTGTAATCTACAATCCCCATCGAATAATTGGCCAGCTCTTTGCCAGCTTACAAAATCAAAAGGCCTCCATAAAATATGTGCAATCGTAACATAACTGGAATAGATTGGAACCCAAAAATCACCGGAGCAATAATAACAAAAAGAATCAGTACTTGTATTTGTTATTGGATCCAAACTACAGATAGGGCAAGGAGAAGAAGATGGGACTGTTACAAATGTAACGTCTCTACCAACGGCTTTCCTTATTTCAGATATTATTTCAGATGTATTGGACGGGAATGTAATTGTTGTCATTCCAAAATCTCTTCAAATAAAGAGCTCCATTGCTTTGCTATTTCTTTCCAGCTATATTTATCTGATGTGAATTTCTCTATACTTTTCTCAGACAGCTTATTATAAAGTTCTTTATCTCTATAAAGTTTCTCGAAACCATTAGCAATATCTCTTGGACTTGCCATATAACCAGTGGTCATACTTTCCAGTATAAATGGAGTTCCCTTATTGATTAGTACTCCACAACCATTGTATACTTCGACATTTGCACTATGAGCAGGAACTACTTGTGGAGAACCAGTTACTGCATGTTCCATATTTACCAACCCCCACCCTTCGCCGACTGAACTGTTGGTTCCTATATCAGTTGTGTTATATATCCAATTCAAAGTTTCAAGAGGTACTTGTTGAGGCCCTTTATTTAGGTTGGTTAAAATTAGTTTATCATCTATATTAAATCTTTGAGCTAATTTAGCTATATTTATATGACAATCTACTACACCAGCATGTATATATAATCTTGCATCTGGTTTATTGTTTGCAAAAATCTGAAATGCTTTCAAAGTTAAGTCAAGTCTTTTTCTTGGCTGGTTACGATTTCCATTGAAAACAATAAATTTATCCCACATATCTTCTTTTCCAACAAAGATCTTTTTTCTGATCTCTAATTTAGAAAGAGGAAGTTTATAAAATACTTCTGCATCTATGCCATGAGGAATTATTTTGGTTTTCAAAAATGGAGCTGCTTCACTAACTATTTTGCTTCCAAATTTGGTATAAACTACTGCTCTAGTTACAATATCAAAATGTTTATACCATTCAGGATCATGGTCTTCTGCATCAACGGGAAAATATACTACAATTTTTGGACGAAGCAAATTTTTACTATCTTTATAATATTCTTTAAGAACCTGTAAATATTGATCTAATATCCAAACATCATTTAAAATAAAGATAATATCTGGCTTATATTTATCAAGAATGCTTTTTAATCTTTCAAAACCATATAAATCTCTTCTTCCACCAGGTAGAATTGTGGGGTAAATATCAAAATCGTACTTATGAGGATCTCCAAAATAGTTTACTCCCAAACCTACAATCTCAAATTTATCTCTTGGTAAATATTTTATTATTGAATGAGAAACTCTCGAAAAACCAGTTTCTACTACAAGGTCACTACAAAAAAGCACCTTTATTTTGTTGCTCATCCTAAATCCTTTCTCGCTTACTAAGTAAATTCCTCCAATATGCTCTGTCTGTATCCCTGCGCTAATTGTTTTGTTGGAGGTTTAATTAGACTATCAAGTTCTGCTTGCAATCTAGAAAGAATCTCTCCTCTTACTCTTCCACTTTCGATTGATGAAACAGCTATTTCATTGTCTTTCCATGAGCCAAAGTCCCAAGCACTATTTTCTAGGCTGCCTTCTAAGATTATAATGGCTGCTTTTAATATAATAATATCCTCATCTTTTTCTTGTATAACCCCAGATTCTTCTTCTGTAAACTCAAAAGTAGTAATCAATAGGTTCCTAGTAACTACACCAGAATCTGCGATTAAATACTTACTCTTCCAATAGCGCTGGAGAACCCTTACTGATGCAATTAAAGCAACCTTTAACCATTCATCCAAGTATCGGTAAGTTGATTCTGTTGTATCTCCAATACGTAGTCTTAGTTGTGGAATCAAGTAGTCTATATTAGTTGCCATTCTATTCTTCCTTTACAGTAAAGGAGACACTAGAAGATGTCCAGGAGCCCTCAGCAAATTTAACTTTTCCATGAATTCTCCATACCCCACTTTGATCTATATCTCCACTAATAGTTATATATTCCATTTTACCATCATTGCCATCAGTAGTTAATACAACATCTGGATCTGTTTTTGTCAAAGTTGTACCATCCGGTTTTCTAAGATATAGTATAAGTTCGATGGCTGTACCTAATTTTACAACTTCATCCCCATCTTTTATTGTTGCTCTTAGTACAGTTCCAATGTCGCCAGTATGGATGTCAGTTAACATTATTGTTCTCCTTAAGGTAATGGCAAATCCAATTCCCATCCTATATCAATATCTAGATCTACTAAAAATAATCTTTTAATTAATAATGGACTGAGCATAACAATCAACCTGGATATTTCCAGAGTAAATTCAACAATGTCTCTATCGCTCAAAGGTGAACTCCTTTTTTCTACGTATTGCCACTATAAATTCTCTTATAAGTCTCCAGATCTCCATGAAAATAGTCTGGAAAGCATTGTTTTGAAAAGCATTGACTTGAA